ATTCATAGACGGAGATATTTAAATGCTAAAGATCTTATAGATTATGTCGAAATTAATGGAGCAGACAAAGCGTGGCGAGTGGTAGGAGTAACAGCAAAGGAGAAAGAACATAAACCAACGGCAAGACTGTTCGCAATGCTCGTCTTACATATGAAACTGTGGTTTGCAATAACCGAAGATTGTTTGAAGAAATCACTATTCAAGTTCTTTCCGGAACAGTCCATGGATCAGACATCAACTCAAGCATCACTGAAAAAGCAGAACATGTCTAAACCTGCATTAAATGGTTTTGTTAAAATTATTATGAATATAGACTTTAGCAAATGGAATACAACGTTTAGACATGAAAGCACATACTCAATATTTCACTTTATAGATGAACTGTTTGATTTTAGCAAAGTATACACTTATACACACGAGTTTTTTCATGAATGCCGCATTTATATATCCTCAAAGTATTGTGTCCCACCTGAACTAATGTATGGTGGATCCTATGAAGAGTCAATAAGTAGTGATTCGAATTCACCCGAATGGTTTTACGGATTCTTAGGTGGATTTGACGGTCAAAGACAGAAAGGATGGACTCTAGTTACATTGTTGTTTATGATTTATGTTATAGAACTTAAAGCAAAAATTAAGAATTATCAACTATATGGACAAGGTGACAATCAAGTTGTATGCTTCGAAATGAGGGTGAGAGATCTTGAAAGTTCAGTTGATAATAATGACCTTAATATTACAGAAGAAAATACTAAGTTATCAATAGGGATAAAAAAGGTAATGAAACATGTAAAAGATTGTCTTAAGGAAGCTTGTGAGGAAATCTCTCTTAAGATAAAGTTGGAGGAAACATGGTTTTCTACCTCGTTTTTTCAATACTCAAAAGACTTCTATATAAATGGTGCAAGAATGCCATTAGACTTAAAACAGCTTATATCTATATCTCCACACACAAAGCTAATAGTACCTACTCAATTCGATATTTATAAAACAATGATTTCCTCATTGAATGCATGCTTTGATATAAGTCATTTTCCGCTCATAACTTATCTAATTGGAATTTACTTATCGAATGTGTTTATACTATCTGATGATTATATTTATGAGAGAAGGCATGTATATCACACAGCTCGTACAGAAGAAATACACGATATATATAGTATCAAACATGATCCTTTACAATTGATTCATAATGGAGGACCGAAATTACTAAGGATGATGTCAAAGGTCCCATCATGTTTTGGAGGAACTTGTGATTTAATGTTAAGTAACCTAATACGTAAAGGAGCTGGAGATCATGTAGAATCATCATTGGATATAATAATTAGGACTGGTTGCCATGAATTATTACAATATGTAGGCACTCTATGTATAAACGGAATGCAAGATTCAAATAATACAGACAAGAGTATACTGATTAAAAACCCATACTCATTGAATCTAAAGATAATTCAAAAGAGTCGACAGATGCTTAAAGAAGCTACCAATAATTATTTGAAAGATAATGCTGGTAAATTGTTTGAAGAAGCTCTTACTAATTTTTCATCTAGTGATCATGTGGTATTCAAGCGAAGTTTAGTACAAGAGGATGGATCATTTAATCCCGTGTTCTCTCAACTCATGTATTCATTGAGTCCTTACTCTCCTATGTCAGCTCAGTTAGATAGATTAGATGGGACTACATTGAATCGTATGTCTGGCATAACTTTACCTGCTTATATGCAATGTGTTCACAATGATAATAATGCTGTAATTAAGCACTTTACTGAGAGAATTAACTCGATATGTGATGTTAGCAGTTATACTGAATGGTCAAAGACTAAAATATTAGGTACCCTTAGAAAATATTGGGGGTTTGATTATAATTTGCCTGTTATGAAATTCAATCCTGATATTTTAATAGTTCCTGACATCAATAAGTTATCGAATAC